AGACACGGGGTCTGACAACACACGTCACCGTGCCTGTAAGATCAGCGCGGCATTGCAAGCAGGGATCATGATCCATCGACTTCAAGTCCCTTCATCAGGTTCATTGCTTCGGTGCGGATATTTCCACATTCAAAGACGCCTTCAGTTGCAGCGATGAACGCATTCAACAAATTGCGCATGTGTGGTGATGTAGCAAGAACGGGTGCATGTTTGTCAGCATCGGGTTTGATGAAAAATTCATCTTCCGACATAGCTACACGGTCATGAATTCGATGATAAAGATCACACACCGTGGTGCCGTTTTCATCTTCGATCCAAATGATTTCAACATCATCCTTTGTCTTAGCTTTTACGACTGTAAACTTCGTCATCGGTTTATTCCTTTTGTCACGGATTGCTTTACCTGATTCACGGATGCGCTGACCAAACGTAACAGCATTGTTAATTGCCTTATTCATCAGTCAGTACCCCACTGTTTCAAGACCGCTGAAGCTAAGTCTTTCTGTTGATCGGTGGCAGTGGGATCATTCTTCCATAACCCGGCCTGAACAATCCATTCGGCAACGACTTCAGGATTGATGTCGTCACGATGTGCGAGTTTGAACGGTTTTTTGAACGGGATGATATTAGACATTTCGATTTCCCTTTTCATCAGTGTGAAGACCATGCTGTTTTTGACATCGATGCAAACAGCTTCCCACCCTTCCTGACCGTATTCATTCAGACCACCATCAAACCTTAGTTTTGAATCGTCACCCTTGAACGCTTCATTACCAGACACAACGATTGTGTATTCCCAACGGGTCATAACCAATCACCGTCTGCATCATCATCAGACAACGCCCATAGTTCGACATCGTACTTGTCACAGAACTGTTTGATGACCGCATTGATTTGATCAACGGTGCCGCGCATGGCAAAATAGGCGCGTTGACCCTTTGTATTTTCAACAAGGTTCAGTGGAATTTGATCTGACCTAATGATACTGATCATGTCACGTTTGTCAGATTCACGCGCCACCACGGCAAGCGTTCGGTTGAAGACAATATAGTTTTTCAGGGTGTTACTCATGATCATAATTCCTTTGGTGTGTTAAGTTCTTCAAGGGCTTCGGTCACCATCAACAGCGTTGCGGGGGTGATCGCACATCGTGGGAAACCCTTTCCGTCAGGAAACGAATCGCGTTTGACGGCTTGCAGTGCCTGTATCAGGGCTGGTATGGGCGACTGTGTGATGCAGCGACCATCAGTCGTGATGCGGTGGTTGATATCAGCACAGGCAGCATTCCAACCCTTGCCGTGATCGGTTGCCTGTTTGCAGGTGCCACGGTTCAAGAAAACGGCTGTTGATATATCGGCACATCGCTGACGTTCGTCGGCTTTGGTGTTGTTGACCAAATCAGTCAAGATGGCAACGGACCAACTAAGATCGTCACTGTCTTTGACGCGCTTTGCACACTGTTCAATATAATCGGTCATGACATATATTTCCGCATACCAGCGTTTGCCGTTGTTCCGTTTTTAAGGACACAATCAACTTCAGGATATTCATCCTGTTCGTCTTCCCAATCGCGTCTAAATGCGGTGGTGTCATCTATGAACACCATTATATCTTCATCATGTTTCAGATCATCAGTCATTTCAAAAATTCCCTGATCACTGCACGCCCAAAATCACGGGCTGCAAAGTTTAAACGCAGACTTGCCCAACGAACACTGCGATGCCACATCTGATAAACAGCATATTCAGACAACTGATGTACATCCCTATACCAACCTTCCCGCTTTTCTTCACGACGGATGAAGCGGGCTAGACGACGATCATCGGGGGTCAATTTAGGGCGACGGATACGACCAAACGATTGACGCCTAGCGGCAGGACTGTCGGTGATTTTTATATTATCGGTCATTTGTTGCACCATAAGATATGGGTGACATGGGACGGCAACGGCAGTTCACGTTGTGATGGATAGACACGGATGCGACTACCATCTGATGATTTTGCAAACTTGCCACGGCACACGGCTTCACCATAACCATCATCATCAGTGATCGCAGTGCATTCAGCATTTTCATTGAATTCAGCAAGGGTCATTAAGTCGCCTTCACTACCTTCGATGATTTTGTCAGACTTGCCTTCAGCTTTTTCGATGGCATCATCGCGCATGAACAGGAACACCTGCAAATCACCATCACTGCTTTCCATGCAAAGTTTCTGATACTTCAAAGCAGCAAGCAGTTCATCATGACAATTCCAAGTGTGGACGATGCGGGCTGCGTTGGCTTCATTTTCCCCCGCACCACCATCGACAATTGTGTTGTTGGAATAACCACCGGTGCTGCAAATAGAACGCCCGTCTTCATTTTCCACTGAACAGGGGTGTGCTGTTCCACGTATTGATGATGCTGTCTGTAGCTTCCCCGGTGTGTGTTTAGTGTTGGTCATGATTATTCACCCCTTGCTTTTTTGATAACGGCACGGGCGTTGTCGTGCGCGATTTTAATCACGTTGTGTGTGTCCAAGTGAAGCATGTTTTCAAGTCTGTCAGCGGCACCTTCCAACGCTTCAAGCAAATCTTCAGCGTTGTCTTTGATCAGATCGATGCGTTTGCCTTCAGCGATTTCAGCAGCAAGTGCGTCGTCTGCTGCTAGGTCAGCAGTCTTGCGATCTGCAATGTCATCATCATTGGGGATCAGTTCAAGCCAACGACGAACGGTGACAGTCATTTCAGATTGACCACTCACTTCAGCAATGACATGACGGTGATGCCCGGTGCCTTGAATACAGACGGTTTCACCCGACACATCGCGAAGCGTGTATTCGCGTCCATAAGACGGTGTGAAGGTGGCAACATGGACACCGTCAACGAAAACCTTTTGTGAATAACGGGTGTGCATAGTGTGCATGTCACCGCGTTTGATTTTGATGTTTGCGGTCATGGCGGCATCACTGATGACCTTGGTTGAACCGATCTTGACGGCACTTTCAACGGTCTTGGCTTGCCCGATGCGATAGCCTTCAGCATCTAGGGCGTGCCAGTAGTCACCATAATTGTTGCCTTCAGTGCGGGCGATGGTGATCGCTGCATGTGTGTCGATTGACGATGCACGCTTGCCGTTGTGATCGAAATACCGGCGTTCAACAATGTTGCCTGTGAAGTTCATCATGGGTCATTTATCCTTTGGTGTTGGCTTTGACGATTGCGACGACTTCAGCCCATTTGCGCTGACCGGGTACATATTTAATTTCAAGGTCAGGATATGCAATGAACGCTTTTTCAAGTGAACCATACTTTTCAACCAAAGCTTCAACCATTGAAGGTGCATCTTCGGTGCCGATAGCGGCGTAATACGTTTCAAAAACCTGATATTCAAAAGCGTCTTCATTGATCGTCATGGTCATCGTCATCATCCCTGTTCGTTGTTTCGATATAACCAACTTACAGAACGACCTAGGTCATGTCAACATATTATTTAAATTAATTATGGTGGTGGGGTCGCGTCATGTCGTGTCATTGGTGGCGTCATTGATAAGTGGTTGATTGTGTTGAATAAAACTTTGTATATATAATTCGATGACTTGATGACGCGACAAACCCGGTTGTCTCTATATAACACCTATAATATATTATATATTGTTTGTTATTATTATTTATATTTTAAAAAGTAAAGTCATCAAGTCATAATCACCATAAAATATTGAAATCGTTGAACAAATTGATGACCTAACCCCATGACTTGGGATGACGCGACCCTCTTAAAACCAGCTAAGTCATTGAAACTATGATGTCATCGGTCGATTTGACATGCTCAATATATAAATATACAATTCAATCATCGAAACTGTGGATATAGGGGAATGATTATGGCTGATGGAATTATCTTGCTCACTCAAATATCGGTCGTTGGGTTGGTGTTCATTCTGACGTGCTGGTTGGTTGAAGAACGCAAGCATTGACCTGTGATAGTCATAGCGATTATATTTATGGTGCTGATGGTTGATGACCCGCACCCCTCCCTGTTCAAACCCTTGTGTGTGCGATTGTTGATCATCAGCACTTAACATAAGGGTTTGATATGACTGACAAAAAACCAGTAGGTGCACCAACCAAGTTTGATGAACGCTTCATCGAACAGGCGCGAATCATTGGCGCGAACTTGGGTTCAACGAACGTTCAACTTGCTGCGATCTTCGGTGTTTCGGAATCAACGCTGTACGAATGGTGCGCTATTTATCCCAAATTATCGGAGGCCATAAAAGAAGGACGTGATCATTTCGACACCCACCGCGTTCAATCAGCGTTGCGTGATCGTGCAGTTGGTTACAGTCATGAAGACGTTCATATCAGCAACTTCAAGGGCGACATCACGTTGACGCCAATCACCAAGCATTACCCACCTGATGCGACATCAGCTATTTTTTGGTTGAAGAACCGTGATCCGAAACGATGGAAAGACAAACAGGAAGTCGAACACAGCGGTCACATCGGGATCAACATCGGTGAAGATGAGGCTGAACTATGAGGGTGAAAAGTGCAGCGATCGCCATTGATGATTATAAGCTTCAGACTTTTGAAGATGCCTTGAAGCGTGCAACGTTTAGTTGGGAACGTTGCAAGGGATTAACCAGCGGCACTGTCATTCTTAAAGTCGAATATAGCGACGTGGATTTTGACAAATTGCAGAAGGTCATTGCAGCCGCTAATGAAGTTGCAGTTGCGTCATGAACGCCTTCAGCCGCACCGACAAGCAGCGTGAAGCAACTGCCATCCTTGCCGGTTCAGAAGAAGCTGGTTTGTTCGGTGGGTCACGGTCAGGCAAAACCTTCATCATCATCAGATCAATTATCATTCGTGCCTGTAAGACCAAATCACGGCACCTGATCGCACGTCTGCATTTCAACCACGTCAAAACGTCAATCTGGTATGACACCCTGCCCAAGGTTCTTGAAACTTGCTTTCCTGATTTGAAAGTTGAAATGAACAAGTCTGATTGGTTCATTAAGTTTCCCAACGGTTCTGAAATTTGGCTTGGTGGTGTTGACGACAAAGAACGTGTTGAAAAAATCCTTGGTACTGAATTTTCAACCATCTACATCAATGAAACATCGCAGGTCAGTTATGATGCGGTGACGATGCTGCAGACCCGGCTTGCTGAAAACAGCGGTCTTGAATTGCGCATGTGGTACGACTTCAACCCACCTTCAAAAAAGCATTGGACCTATCTTTATTTTGTCTTGGGCATCAGTCCTGAAGACCTGAAGCCGTTAGCCGAAAAAATCCCTTACCTGATCATGAACCCCGGTGACAACCTTCAGAACCTGCCACCGTCATATTTGAAACGTCTTGCACGGTTGCCCAAGCGTCAACGTGACCGGTTCCTTGATGGCAAGTTCACGCTTGATACCGAAGGCGCGTTATGGACGTATGATCAAATCATCGATGCCCGTGCCCGTGACATCGCCATCGTTAACCGAACCGTGGTTGCAGTCGATCCTGCTGTGACGAACAACCCCGATAGCGATGAATGCGGGATCATCGTCGCATCAAGTGAAAACAAAGCGATGGAAGATGTGGACGGTGAATTAGTCGATGCGTTTCGTATTGATGCTGACTACAGCGGCAAGTTCAGTACACAGACATGGGCATTGCGTGCCATCAACGCCTATAATCATCACGATGCCGACGCCATTGTTGCTGAAGTCAATCAGGGTGGTGATTTGGTTGAAGATGTTTTAAGGTTGAATGGTTTTAAAGGGCGGGTTATCAAGATACACGCCAAAAAGGGCAAAGCATTAAGGGCTGAACCGATTGTTGCGCTATATGAACAAGATCGTGTTGCCCATGCCGATGACCTTGACGACCTTGAAAGTGAAATGATGGAGTGGGTGCCAATGAACACCAAAGATTCACCAAACAGAATTGATGCAGCGGTATATGCCATCGCTGAACTTGCCGGTGAAGGTGATAACCTTGGTGACCTGCTTGAAATGGCAATTGGGAGTATGCGCTAATGCCTTGGCCTTGGAACCGTAAACCAGCCGAACCTGAAATCAACGTCACCATCAAACAAGAGGTCATGAACGCACTTCAGCACATGACGCTTGAAGGTAACGCGATCAGTGACGAAGGAATTCGTCAACGCATGGGGCAAGTCATTTCGGGTGGCTATGACTATGCCGACACCATGCACAATATCTATCTTGATTACGGCTATCCTTCATCGCTGACCTTTATTAATTTTTGGAACATGTATCGTCGTTTTGGCATCGCCCGGAACGTTGTCGAACTTCCTGTTGATACGGGTTGGATGACCACACCTGAAATTGAAGGTTCAGAAAAGTTCAACAAAGAAGTCGAATTGTTGATCAAGCAAGTCAAACTGTGGGATCGGTTACGGGCGTTGGACACACGTCAGCGCGTCGGTCGTTATGCTGGTATGTTCATGCGTGTTCGGGATGGTAAGAAGCCCAACGAACCACTTGACGGTGGTGTTAACGGTATCGGGTCCATCATCGCTATGATGCCTATTTACGAAAATCAATTGAAGGTCAGTACCACCGAAAATGACCCGATGTCCGATAACTACGGTCAACCGACGATGTACGAGTTTCAAAGCAGTGCGACAGGCAACCGCAACGAACAAGCTTCCACATCTTTTGCTATTCATCCTTCACGCATCGTCATCGCTGCTGAAGGTGCTGACAACGGTGGTATCTATGGCATTCCAAGTCTTGAAGCCTCTTACAACTCATTGATGGATTTGCGCAAGATCATCGGTGCAGGTGGTGAAGGGTTTTATCGTAACGCTGCACAGAACCTTATCCACGAACTTCAGGACGGTGCGAGTGCTAAAAACAATGAAGCGATCCTTGCAAAGTTCAATGAAGCATCTGATGACTTCATGCAGAACAGAATGCGTCGGAACATGTGGACACCGGGCATGAAGACAAAGGTTCTTGAATCGAACCTTGCCAATCCGAAAGACCCGTTCGCATGTGCACTGAATGACGTTGCTGCAGCGTCTAAAATCCCGGCAACGATCTTGATCGGTCAACAGACCGGGCGTCTTGCATCATCTGAAGATTCCCGTCACTTCCTATCAGGTATCAACAGCCGTCGTGAAAACTTCATGACCGAAATGATCCGTGATGTCATCGATTGGTGCATTCTGAACAAGGTATTGCCTTCATCCGAATATGAGGTTGAATGGGATGACCTGCTTGAACTTGGTGTGTCCGAACGTTTGGGTAACTCCAAGCTGATGAGTGAAATCAACGAACGCGAATTCAAATCAGGCAATGACACACCCTTCAGTTCGGAAGAAATTCGTGACCAAGCTGGTTTTGAACCTGAAGACATGGAAGAACCTGAAGGTGAACCGGAAGGTGATGAAGATGACCCTGAACCGGTCGAATAAACGTCGGGGTGATCCAACCGGACAGGCTTCCCGACGACGGAAGGCAACACGGGCACTTGATGCGCGTCTTCGCATGTCTGAAGGTGCAATCAAGGTCTTGGTTCGTGGTCTGTCTGCAACACGACGTACAGTCACACCGTTAACCAATCAGGTTACAGTCGTTTATGATTATCAAATCACACCGGCTGAACTGTCGATGCTTGAAGCCCAAATCAGAACGATCATAAACACACAGCTTGAAACCGAAGGTCAATCACCACCCCCTGATTGGTTTTGGTTCAAACAAATCGAACCGCCATATCGTCAAGGCACGATGGAAGAAGTCA